TGATGCAAAAGGACCAACTGCTGGTTATGATAAACCAATGAAGTTTGATGGTCGTAATAAGTTTGTGAGAAAGGCTATCAGTGACCTGATGAGTAGAAAGGAAAAAAGAGAAAATAGAAAAAACAAAAAGAAAGCGTTAGAGTTCAACCCTTACTTTAAGCCTCAAGATGGACGATCAAGTTAAGTTGGCTATACTACAGCAGAGAGTTGATGACATCAAACCTCTGTTAGATAAATTAGACGTAACTATTGAAAAATTATCTGAGGTAAATACAACAGTTAGCAGAATGCTTGCTGTTCATGAAGAAAGATTATCAAAGTCAGAAGAGATTGACTCTGTATTATTTGCAAAGATTGACGAACTCCGTGATAAAATGGACTCAGATCATAACAGTGTCTTGTCAAGACTACAGGATCTAGAGAAAAAGGTTTGGGTTGCCATTGGGTGTGTCGTAGCTGTGTCTTTTATAGCACAAACCAATTGGTTCAACTTGACTCCACCATCAGAAGTTGGTAAAATAACGAGTAGTTATATCGAGTGATATGGATTTTATTGATGTCAAATACATCAATTTGATCTCCTCAAGACTTCCTAAGTTCAAAAGAGTAAAGCCAAAGCTTTATAACTTTCGGTGTCCCATATGTGGTGACTCCCAGAAGAATAAGAACAAAGCTAGAGGTTTTCTTTATCAGGTTAAGAACAACACTAACTTTAAGTGCCACAATTGTGGTATCAGTGTTTCGTTTGCAAACTTCTTAAAGGATTTGGATCCTCAAACTTATAAACAATATACTTTTGAGAAGTTCAAAGAAGGTCACACTGGTAAAAACTTTGTCACAGAAACACCTGAGGATGTGTTTAGTAAGATGAGAAATACTAAACCCTCGTTCAAGAAGAAGATTGAGATAGATCTACCTTCTGCGTTTAGTGTTGATATATCCAAACACTATTTGGAATCTAGAGCTATTCTGAGTGGGAAGTTTTATTACGCAAAGAACTTCCAAGAGTTTGTTAATAGTATCAAACCAGGTTCATTCGAACATCCTAAGTTTGGTGAAGCTAGAATTGTAATTCCTCTTGTCAGGAATGAGAAACTTATAGGGTTGCAGGGTAGAGCCCTATCTACAAACCCTGTTAAATACTTAACCGTTATGTTGGACGAGGATGAACCAAAAATCTATGGAACAGATGAAATTGACAAATCCCTCCCAGTCTATATCACAGAAGGACCATTCGACTCTACGTTCATTCGCAACTCGGTTGCTATGTGTGGAGCTGATGTTGATGTCGTCAGTTGCGGGATTAGTAATCCTGTCTGGATATATGATAACGAACCACGCAACTCCCAAATCACCAGAAGAATTGAACAAACAATCAATCAAGGAGGTACAGTCGTTATCTGGCCCTCCAATATTCGGGAAAAGGACATAAATGATATGGTCTTAAGTGGACATAAAGTTCAAGAGATCATAGACAAAAACACCTACAAAGGATTAGAAGCAAAACTAAAATTTACCAGTTGGAAAAAAGTATGAGTAACGGTACAAAGGTTCAGAAGAGAGATGGTCGTGTTGAATCACTTGACCTGGATAAGATGCATCTTATGGTTGAGGAGGCGTGTGATGGCCTATCAAATGTGTCTGCTAGTCAGGTAGAGATGACATCTGGTATTCAGTTCTATGATGGTATTACTACTGCTGAGATCCAAGAGATCCTTATCAAGAGTGCTAGTGACCTAATTGATCTGGACCACCCTAACTATCAGTTTGTAGCTGCAAGACTTCTCCTGTTCTCTCTTAGGAAGCAACTGTATGGTGGTAGGAGGGAGATGCCTTCCTTGATTGATCACATCACCAAACTGGCATATGATGATCACTATGATAGAGATATCTTTACAAAGTATTCACAAGAAGAGATTGAGAAGGTAGAAACTTTTATTGATCACGATCGTGATTTTCTATTCACATATGCTGGTTTGAGACAGGTTGTGGATAAATACCTAGTACAAGATAGGAGTATTGGAAAGGTACACGAAACTCCTCAGTTCATGTACATGATGATTGCATTGACAATCTTTCGTGAGTATCCAAAAGAAACAAGACTTTCCTACGTTAGAAGATACTACGATGCCATCTCAAAACACAGACTCAACATCCCAACACCAATCATGGCGGGTGTCAGAACTCCCCTACGCCAGTTTGCGTCTTGTGTTCTGGTTGATGTTGATGACACCCTGGATAGCATTTTTAGTTCTGATATGGCCATTGGCCGTTATGTCGCACAAAGGGCTGGCATCGGTATCAACGCTGGCAGGATCCGTGGGATCAACAGTAAAATCAGGGGCGGAGAAGTACAGCACACTGGCGTTGTTCCTTTCCTTAAGAAGTTTGAATCAACTGTACGATGCTGTACACAAAATGGGATTCGTGGTGGCTCAGCAACAGTCCACTTCCCCATCTGGCACCAAGAAATCCAAGACATCATCGTCTTAAAGAACAACAAAGGCACAGAAGACAACAGGGTACGGAAACTTGATTACTCAATCCAAATTTCAAAGATTTTCTACGAACGTTTCATTGCGAATGGAGAGATTAGCTTGTTCTCACCGCACGACGTACCGGGTCTGTATGATGCCTTTGGTACTGACGGGTTCGATGATTTATATGTTAGTTTTGAACGAGATGAGTCTGTTCCAAGAAAGAGTATTAAAGCACAAGAACTGATTCTAGACATCCTTAAGGAGAGAGCAGAGACAGGTCGTCTGTATCTGATGAATATTGACCATTGTAACTCTCACTCTTCCTTCAAAGATAAGGTCGAGATGAGTAATCTGTGTCAGGAAATCACTCTTCCCACATATCCTTTGTCACACATCGATGACCAGGTTGGTGAGATTGCACTGTGTATTCTCTCAGCAGTCAACGTTGGTAAGATTAAGTCCGATGAGGAACTAGAAGACCTCTGTGACCTGGCTGTGAGGGGTCTAGACGAGTTGATTGACTACCAGGACTATCCAATCATCGCAGCTGAACTTGCAACCAAGGCAAGAAGGTCTTTGGGTATTGGTTACATTGGATTGGCACACTACCTAGCAAAGTTGGGTTACTCTTATGATTCACAAGAGGCATGGGATGCTGTTCATGGACTTTCTGAGTCCTTCCAATATTATCTCCTAAGAGCTTCTAATCAGTTGGCTAAGGAGAAGGGTCACTGTGAATACTTTGGTCGCACCAAATATTCCAGTGGAACACTACCTATCGATACATATAAGAAAGATGTAGATGAACTAGTATCAACGGAGTTGCAACATGATTGGGATATGCTTAGGAATGATATCCTCGAATACGGTCTCAGGAACTCAACACTGTCCGCACAAATGCCATCGGAAAGTAGTTCCGTTGTGTCAAACGCAACAAATGGAATCGAACCTCCTCGGGGATACTTGTCCATTAAGAAGTCCAAGAAAGGGCCTCTTAAGCAAATTGTTCCACAGTATGCCTCATTGAAGAATAACTACACTCTTCTGTGGGATATGAAGGATAATGGTGGATACATTAAAATAGTAGCTGTGATGCAAAAGTTCTTTGACCAGGCAATTTCTGGTAATTGGAGTTATAATCCAGAGAACTACCCTGACAATGAAGTTCCTGTTTCTCAGATGGCAAAGGATTTTCTCACAACTTATAAATATGGTTGGAAGACATCCTACTATCAGAACACTCATGACTTAAAGTCTGATGAAGTAGATGAAGAGCCGCAGTCGAAGTTAGATGAATTGTTATTAGAACTATCACAAGCCGAGGAGGGAGAGTGTGAATCCTGTGCAGTTTAAAGTTTCACCAGTAGGTGACAAGGATATTATGAATCAAGTGAAAGGTATGACGGTGTTTAACACCGAAGTGCATGATGCCAAGAAACAACCAATGTTCTTTGGTAAGCCTCTGGGAGTCCAGAGATATGACACCTACAAGTATCCGGTGTTTGAAAAACTTACTACACAACAACTTGGATACTTCTGGAGACCAGAAGAAGTTTCACTACAGAAAGATAGAGGAGACTATCAGTCTCTTCGTCCAGAACAGAAACATATCTATACTTCTAACCTGAAGTATCAGATTATGTTGGATTCTATTCAGGGTCGTGGTCCTGGTATGGCATTCATCCCCTATTGTTCCTTGCCTGAACTAGAAGCATGTATGGAAGTATGGGGTTTTATGGAGATGATTCACTCCAGATCCTACACATACATCATTAAGAACATCTATCCTAATCCAGCTGAGGTATTGGATAAGATTGTTACGGATCAGAAGATCCTAGATCGTGCCAAGAGTGTTACAGAGTCATATGATGACTTCATCAACACTGCACAAGTCTGGGGAACCACTGGCATGTGGTCTGAAGATTTTAGAGGATCCCCATCAAGTGAGTATGAGATTAAGGAAGTCAAACGTAAGCTTTATAGGGCTGTTGCGAATGTCAACATCCTGGAAGGCATTCGTTTCTATGTCAGTTTTGCTTGTTCTTTTGCTTTCGGTGAGCTCAAACTCATGGAAGGGTCGGCGAAGATCATTAGTCTTATCGCCCGTGACGAGAATCAGCATCTTGCAATCACGCAGAATATCCTGAATAAGTGGAAGAGTGGTGATGATCCTATGATGAAACAGATCGCCAAGGAAGAAGAAGAGTGGGTCTATGCAATGTTTGATAGAGCTGTGAATGAGGAGAAGGCTTGGGCTGACTACTTGTTCAAGGACGGTTCTATGATTGGTCTAAACGATACCCTATTGCAACAGTATGTTGAGTGGATCGCCAATCGTCGTATGAAGGGTATAGGATTGAAGCCAGTCTATGATATCCCTGCTAAGAACAATCCCCTTCCCTGGACCCAACACTGGATCTCCTCGAAAGGATTGCAAGTGGCACCACAAGAAACGGAAGTTGAATCTTATGTCGTCGGTGGAATCAAACAGGATGTACAAAAAGACACTTTCTCAGACTTTAAACTCTGAGATAGAAGGGAGATATCCCCATAACAAATCTCTTTTGTCCTATAAGAGGTGGTCTGATAGTCTCAGGCCACCTTTTCGTGGTATGGCACATAAGGTATTGAAGAGATCTTTAGAGTGGTGGTATGAGAAACCCATCTATCTACATCCTTTACCTGCTAATGAACAAGTTAAGAATGTGAGAAAGGTATATGGTAAGGTTCAACACCCTTCTAATAAAGATAGAGCTACAGAATACATCTGGACTGGTGATGGGGATTGGCACCGATAAATATCCCAGTTGAATACATTATGTGTGTGACTACGAGAACCCCTGGACCTACTTGGAACGGCCTTTTAATTCTGATGATGTTTTGGACTTTTATGGTTTTGTGTATCTCATTACCAATCTCACAAACCAACGACTCTACATTGGGAGAAAAGTTTTTTGGTTCCACAGAAAACCTCCTGGAAAGAAAAGAAGAGTAAAGAAGGAGTCAGATTGGAAAGTGTACTACGGTTCCTCTGATGAACTGAAGGCAGATGTTAAACTCCTTGGGACTCACATGTTTCGTAGGGAAATTCTTTCACTGCACAAAACAAAAGGTAAGACAAACTTTGCTGAGACTGAAGCACTATTCAAGAACAATGTTCTCACTGAAGCTATGTCTGATGGTACTCCCAAGTACTACAATTCCAACATTATGAATCGTTATTATCGCAAAGATTACTTTGAGATTTGACTGAGATACATAATACTGTTATAATACTTAAGATTTTTTATTTGACTCATGAAGAAACTATTAACACCTCTACTGACAATACTGTTAGTAGGATGTCAACAAGCCTCAACAGGAGCCAACTTATCAGTTGATGTCACTGAAGACAATAACACAGCTGTACCTATTGAAGTTGTTCCACCAATCAAATGGACCTGTCCAACATGTACAGACAATGAAAAATATGTCCTCAAACAACTACAAGAAAAAACAAGAATCACAGATCGAAATGCCTTGGCAACGATCATGGGTAATATTAAACAAGAAAGTAAGTTCCATTCCAACATTTGCGAGGGAGGGACTAGAGTTCCTTACTCTGATTGCCATCGGGGTGGGTACGGACTCATTCAGTGGACCTCTACACAGCGTCATCTGGGGTTAGGACATTTCGCTAAAAAGTATGGATGTGATCCCAGCACTCTTGAGTGTCAGACACGTTATATGATTAATGAAAATATATTTCAACGTTACCTTCCAGAGTTTGAAGGTAGTGGACAAAGTATTGCTCAGTATATGGTTCCCTCTTTCTACTGGTTAGGATGGGGAATTAAGGGATCAAGAGAGACATATAGTCACCAATACAGATCAAAGCTACTAAAGCCTTGACAAGGGTGGGAACACCCTCTATAATATAAGGGTTGAGAGATCAACTGCGGTGACCCCCTTGGTAGTTCAGGGTTAGCGGCGATAGGAACTACCTCTTGGGTCAGTAGCTCAGTGGATAGAGCATCGCACTTCTAATGCGTTGGTCGGGGGTTCAAATCCCTCCTGACCCGCCTCGCGGAATTAGTTTAGAGGCAAAACTAAAGGTTTCCAACCTTTCGTCACCGGTTCGATTCCGGTATTCCGCTCCAATCCTCTATAGCTCAGTTGGTAGAGCAGGTGACTGTTAATCACCCTGTCCCTGGTTCGAGTCCAGTTGGAGGAGTAAGCTCGAATAGCTCAGCGTAAGAGCACCTCCTTTACACGGAGATTGTCGGGGGTTCGATCCCCTCTTCGA